AGGTAAGATCCTGAAAGATATCTTCTCTTAGTTTTGCTCTTTTAAAAATATTTTTTGCTTCTGTATAATCAGATATATTCTGACCATTTTTTGTTCTATCGACGTACTCAAAATTTGGAACGTTTCTAAAATACTTTTGTGCCATTTTTAGAATCCCATGTTTTCTTCGTTATCTGAATACATATCCGCATAGATTGGATTCAGTTCATTAAATGACATCGAAATATTATATGATGTAAGAGAACCACCATCATGGAATGTCATGTAAGTATTGTCTGGTGTATAATTTACCTTGAATGATGTCATAGCACACAATCTGATTTTATTTAGATAAGGATGCTGACCACCACTTGCAACTTCTTCACCGTTTTCATTTGTCACACCACCATTGTAAATATATTCAATTTTAAAAACTCTGGGTGATTTTAGGAACAAACCATCAGGATCTCTTTGTACTGCTGAATTTCTTTTGAATGCTCTTATGATTTTTCTAATCTGCAATGCTTCTTCTTTATTTCTTGGAGCCATTGGAAATGAGAAATTGAAAGTTCTCAAAGTCGGTCCATTGAAAAGAAGTTCAAGGTTTGGATTGATCACCATACCCTCAGCTCTTCCAATAAGATTTGCACCTACTGCCTGACCTGCAAAGTAAGATGTAATAAATCCTTTCAGATTGTTATTATTAATTATTGATGCAGCATCATTAGTAAGACTTTCAAATGCACCTTTCATTCCTTCTCCAGATACTCCTCCAATAGCATCTATCGTCTGTGCTGCAAAATTTCCCATCATCGCTTGGATTGGGTTTAAAGTGTCCGCACTCCAGTTTACAGAATTAGTTTCTTCAATGTTTGGTTGCATTGGTAAAATTATAGTCTCATACGGCGTTCCACCAGCTGTATCACTCTGGTTTTCTTTATTCAATCCAACTCCTGTTGGTTGATAATCATATGCCCTTATTTTGATATAATCAAAATTAAGACCTGGTGGTGGTGATTCTAACGGATATCTTAGTAATTCGGACTTACCGCCAACTGGTTTTGTTTGTAAATTTGGTGTACCTGTAGCTAAAGTATCCCCATCACCACCTTCGCCACCACCCCCCTCACCACCTGGTTTTTGGGCAGCGGGATTTGTAGGGATAATCGGATCTTGTTGTATAAGTTGTTCACCACTAGTTTTTCTAGATGGTATAGAACCATCAGAATTAACCATCACACCTGAAGCAGGATCTACAGATCCAGGTACTCTATTATCAAAATGGCCAATTTTTATACCTTCTCTTTCAGTAATTGGTATACCTGCATTTACATAATTCTTTTCATTTGTGAGAATAGTTCCTCTAATTTTATTGAAAGAATTTGTTCCTTGTGTGAAGAATCTTTGATTAAATTCTTTTTGACTTAATTCTTGTCCTCCTATTGCTCTTTGTTGATCGTTATATATGTTTCTGAAATTTGCTCCATTTCCATCATAAGTCCACGTTGTTTTACCATTAGAAGGTGTTGATCTGGCGAGAAGAACCGGGGTCAACCTTTTTGGTTGATATATTTTCATTTCCCCCGTACGCACATTGGTATAGGTATCCACCTTTAATCCATTCCAAATAGCAGAAGCCTTTACCTCGTCAGACATTTTAGTAGAATTATTTTAGTTATTTATTGTGAATCTTTGATATGGAATAGACCTTAAGGTCTTCAGTTCCATCGGATATACTACATGAAGATACCCAGGAACTTCTTCCCAAGTATAGTTTCTAAATTCACCCCAATGATAATTTAATCCTCTAAATCCCCATTTTTGTACATCAGTGCATGCAATTAAAGGAAATTGATCATACTCAACTCTAGGAGTTTTTGCTAGATATATGAAAGTATAGTATCTTCCAGTAGAAGGTATAATGTCAGTTTCTGTTAGAATTTCAGTAATATCTAACATCATGTCGTCTTCACTTGAAAGACTTTTAATTCTATTTACTTCACTTTCGGGAAATCTATTAGTTTTTGTGTCGAGATACTGAAGTTGTTCTTCATCCATTAAGATCTAGCAGCTGCTAATTGTTTTTGTCTTTGTTGTGCAGGTGGTAATGCTTTTTGTTGAGGTTGTGCAGGTGGTAATGCTTTTTGTCTTTGTTGTGCGGGTGGTAATGCTTTTTGTTGAGGTTCTTGTACTTTTACTTTTGCCTTTTGAATGTCATTATTATATCTCGAAACATTACTTGTAGGTAATGCTTTTCTTTGTGGTTGTGGTTTAATCGCAGGTCTTTGTCTACTACCAGCCATCGCTGTTGATGCTGGTCTTGCTGAGATTTGTTTATGTTGTGGTGGTTGTTGAGCGGCTGCAGTTTTCTTTTGTACCATTGATTGTCTCTTGGCCAAAGGACCACCTTTTTCACGTTCTGGTGTCTTGGGTCTATTGGCTTGACGATAAGGTTGTGGTTTTCTTACACCGCTCTTAACATTAGAAGTTTCTTGTGGTTTTTGTTGTTGGGTTTGTGGTTTTTGTTGTTGGTCTTGTTGTTTTCTCTTCAGTTTTCTTCTTCTAATTTCTAATGGATTTAGGTTTCTTTTTTGGAACCCGCCTGCACTTGGTCCCGATGCATCTGATGAACCACCAGTGACAGATCTACTGATACTAGAACTTGTTGCAGATGCAGCTTCAGCTTCTGTAATAAATGTTTGAAAGTTTTTCATTCTATTACTCCTTGTGCGGCTAATGAACCTAGACTTTCGGCAGTTCCTGAAAATATCTCATCATTAATGTCTATTCTTCTTCTCACATATCTTGTATAGCCAAAAGTGATATCTAAATTTAGAAACTCGTCTACTGATCCATACCCAAGTTCCATACTATTTATTGTTTTGGGGTAAGTTTCAATGAATGTATATTCTAGTGCCTTTTTATTTTGACGTGTGCTAGATATTCTACCTGAACTAGCGACATCTTTTTCAAACTTAGTCAAGAACATATTAGTTTTATAAGTGTCATAATAACTCATTCTATAATTTGCTTGAGGAGAGTAGTAATCATCTCTTGTTCCATTTATACCTACTCCACTCATGTAATCAATCCACCCTTCAAAAAATTCTACGATGTCATAATTATTGTCAACTGTGAATGACATTGCTATTTCATTCTCATAACCCCTTCTATATGGAATTTCTTGTGCTACACCATGATAATCAGCACTAACAGCATGAGTTAGAAACGATGACGATGGAGTTGATGTTCTATAACATCTCAATTCAAAATCTTCACCTTGAGTGTTATAATTTATCCCACGTTCACTTAAGAAGTTTTGAACCAACTGAGGTGGTGTAAACTTTACGATATAAGTGGTTGGAGTTGCAACATTTAAAATCCTACTCTTTATCTCAGAGGTTTTAAATGATCTTGGTGTGGGACCACCGGCAGGTGCAGGCATCTAAATACACTTACTACTTCTATTACTATGTATACTGATGCCAAGAGGATCGAAGTACCATCAAGGTAGATTTCACCCACAGCATCCTGAAAAATATATGGGGGATGCGAGAAATATAGTCTATCGTAGTAGTTGGGAACTACATTTTTTAAAGTGGTGTGATAGGAACGATGCTGTTTTAAAATATGCGTCGGAGGAGTTTAGTATTCCTTATGTGTCGCCTGTTGACAATAGAGTACATAGATATTATCCTGACGGAATTGTTCAAATAAGACATCAGGACGGTAGAATATGTAGATATATTATTGAGATCAAACCACAAAGACAATGTATTGAACCAAAGAAACCATCAAGGGTTACCAAATCATATATCAATGAAGTGAAAACTTATGCAGTCAATCAAGCAAAATGGAATGCTGCAGCCGATTTTGCTAAAGACAATGGGATTCAATTTAAAGTTTTGACCGAACATGATTTGGGAATTCCATCTCCAAAAAAGCGTAGAAAACGTAACTAAATATTTTTACTGAAATCAATATCAGATATCATGCCTTTACCAAAGATTGCTACTCCAACTTATGAACTTGAGTTGCCTTCTACAAAACAAACGATTAAATTCAGACCTTTTCTCGTAAAAGAAGAAAAACTTCTTGTTTTGGCACTAGAAAGTGAGGATACGAAACAGATTACTACAGCAATCAAATCTGTAATTAAAAGTTGTATTCAAACAAGAGGAGTAAAAGTAGAAGAACTTCCCACTTTTGACATCGAATATCTCTTCCTTAATATTCGAGGAAAGTCAGTTGGTGAAGAAGTTGAAGTGAATATTATTGCACCTGATGATGGTGAGACATCAATTCCAATCAAGATTGATCTTGAAGATATTAAAGTTGTTGAAAATGAGGATCATGTAAAACAGATTAAACTTGATGATAGTTTGATGATGGAAATGAAGTATCCTTCATTAGATCAGTTCATTAAGAACAACTTTGATTTTGATGATGGTAATACTGTAGATCAATCGTTTGAACTTATCGCAAGTTGCATTGATAAGATTTATAATGAAGAAGAGGTGTGGTCAACTTCTGACGTAAGTAAAAAAGAAGTTGTTGATTTTCTTGAGCAAATGAATTCTTCTCAGTTTAAAGACATTGAGAAGTTTTTTGAAACTATGCCAAAACTTTCACATACTGTTGAAGTTAAAAATCCTGTTACTAAAGTTAAGAGCACTGTAGTATTGGAGGGTTTATCCAGTTTTTTCGGATAGGTTTGGTCCATATGGACCTTGAGAATTACTATAGACTAAATTTTTCCCTCATTCAGTACCATAAATACTCTTTGACAGAGATTGAAAATATGATGCCTTGGGAACGAGACATCTACGTTGCATTACTTCAAGACCATTTAGAGGAAGAAGAGCAAAAGATGAAGTCAAGACAGAATGGCTAGGAAACCCAAAAGAAAAGCATCTGATAAAAAATCTGCAATCGAT